AGTCCTTAATTATTAAAGATTGCTTCTCACATTTATTAATACAATTTCTTACTGTTTGTTCAGACTTAAAAATCATATGCTCATCCGAAGCTTCAAAACAAAAACTAGATAATTCAATAGGTCCTATTATAGTAAGCAAGGTCAAGCACTCAAAATCTGAATCACTTAATGCTATATTATTAATATAACAATGAGTCAGAATTTGATATTTAATAATCCCATTCTTAGACATGATTACTTTTTTCTGTACTTGATTTACCGCTGACATATTATTGTTTTTTTAGCTTTCTTGCATTGTTTGGTTTAACATCTTCTCCGTCTTCTTCTTCCTCTTCCATTTCAGAATTTTCCTTTTGTTGCTGCATCATCATAGCAAATTGAATTTGAAGACCGGTTCTTTTAAATCTTACTTCATCAAGCTTAAACAACATTTCTTCATACTCAAATTGAGCCTTAAGATAAGGCATTGATTCTTGATAGAACTCTAGCATTTCTTTTTTTCTTTCCAATAATTCTTCTTCTGTAATTGGATTTTCTTTTTGATTTTCCATTTTTATATATTTAAAGTTTATGCAAATATATAATAAAAGTTTAAACTGAAAATATTTAAATTAAAAAAGGCTCCCTTTTGGAAGCCTTGCACATAGTTAGTTTAAGAATCTACTTTTACTATCTATTCTTAATTGTAAAATTTAGTATACTGAGTGAATAAAAATTTCTAGACACGTCTATATCTATACTTACTATATCAATGTAAGAAAGTCTAACTCTTATCATGAGTTTATCCCATTGTTTTCTGGAAGTTTTCCAATTATTTCTAAATTTCATACAATGTCGTTTGATTCAATTAATGTATATGTAAAGTTGTTTCCATGTACAGCTTTTGCTCTACGGCAGATTGCCATAAACTCTTCAAAGTCTGCAGATTTTTTAAATACCTGACATCCTTCAGACCAGTTCTCTACAAATGTTGAATCTGCTCCAGCTTTGTGAATGTTAATTCCAAACAATCCTTCTTGTATTGACTTCTCATCATATACCATATCTTTGTTTGGATCACGGAAAACTTTAACTGGTTTGTTTTGTCCTAGTGCTTCATACTTACCTGCATGAAGTCTCATGATGTGAGAGTTGATATACTGACCCTCAACTAATCTAGCTACACCTGCTTTATTTCCGTACTGCATAACACCTTTCGTTCCTGGATCTGTGGTTGCTGGCCAACTATGAAAATGCTCTACACCATCAACTGTATAAGTTAAAGTCAAATAATCATCAAATAAGTTAGTTACTTTTTGACCTGTAGAAGAGTTACGTACTCCTATAATATTAAGCATTAAGTCTTTACCTTCAAACCACTTGTAACCTTTGGATGCTACTGCAGTTTTTACTTGAGCTGCAGTATATTTAGTAGCAACTGCTGGTTTAGAAACTACAGGTTTACTATCTACAGTAATACCCATCTTAGCTAATGTAGCAGGTCCTACAACTCCATCTGGAGTAAGACCATGTTTTTTTTGAAACTCAATAACAGCAGCTTCTGTTTTTGGTCCAAAGTTTCCTATTTGTTCTACACCTAATACTGCCTGAATTTTCTTAACAGTATCATTGTTGTCTCCTTTTTTAAGTACCATAACTATTCTATTTATTTTTTAAAGTATAAGTTTGCTTCTGCCTCTCTTCTTCTCACAAGACCTTTTAATGTTTTACCTCCAGCTTTAACCCATTTCATAAATTCTAATCTGATTGATTCGTCTTCTGGATTAGCATTAACCTTTTTCAATAGGGTTGATGACTTTAGATTCCCCGGGCCTAAATTATAAGCAAATGATACTAGAGCATCGAACTGATTCTGATTGATATCATCACGGCAATATGAATCTACATATTGCTCAAAACTGACAAGCATACTTTGTAATAGTTCCGTACCGCGTGCTTCAGTGATTGTAGCATCTGCCATTGTTACTTTTTTACCGCCTGGGTAAAATGTTGCTCCATACCCAATGGTTGGAATACCTGCAGGACATTTGTAAGGAGTTCCTCTAAATCCTTCAAAAGCTTTAATCATATCAATTCCAGCCGTGCCTGTTTTTGTAATTTTCATATCCTTTTATTTTTTTTCTTTACTGCCTTCTTGCGTAGCATACTTGATACCCATGATTGTGCCGACTATTGAAAAGGCATTTGTTAATAATACACTAAACATATTACTCCATGTTGATCCAATGATTTGAGTATCTTGATTTGTTATAATTGCAGCCCAGTATAGTACAGTTGTTATAACCCCTACTCCAACTATAACAGCCAACGCAACTTTGACAATGATTTTAATCAGCTCACTTTGGCTTTTTTTCATCATTACATCTAAGTCATTCAGAGCTGCATCTTTTTCTATCTCAATTGCATTCTTAAGCTTTTGTGAGTTATCAAGTTCTACCTGTAAATTTGTTGTTAAGTCGTCTATTTTCTTCTTATTGTTTACAGCCTCAGTGACATCAGTTGCAATTTTAACTACATCGGTGATGTTTCCTTTACTGTCCATTACAGGATTATAAGATGCTTGCAAGTAAACAGTAGATCCATCTACTTTTCTTCTTTCAAATATTCCATCAAAGAACTTACCCTTTTTCAGACTTTCCCAAAACTTAGCATATTCATCAGATTTAGAATACTCGTAGCTAACAAAAACACTGTGGTGTTTACCAATGACTTTACTTTTTTCATTGGTTTTATAACCCATAGTTTCTAAGAATATAGAATTAACTTCTGTTATAAAACCCTCAATATTAAAACTAATAAGAGCTGTACTTCTGTTAATGGCATCTATTTGTTTCTTACTATTGACAATTGCACTAATGTCAGTAGCAATCTTCATTACTTTGGTGATCTTACCATCCTCATTTAAAATAGGATTATAAGTTGCTTGAAGATTAATAAGACTTCCATCCTTTCTTCTTCTCTCAAATTCTCCAGTATAATACTTACCACTTCTTAGGATATCCCAAAACTTCTCATATTCAAGTGATCTTGAGTAATCATCACATACAAAGATGCTATGATGTTTACCAATGATATCATCATGGTTGCCTTTACCATAACCCATTGCTTCCAAAAAAATGTCATTGACCCCTAGTATAATACCAGCAAGGTCAAAGTAGATAATAGCATTACTTCTATTAATGGCTTCTAGTCTACTTAGTAACTCTTCTTTTGGGAGATTTTTCACTGCAAGTTATTATTTCTTGAACTTTTTAAGCCAAACTTTAGATATCAAATTACCTGCTATTTTCAATAAAGGATTTTGAGCATCAACTGTTACAGTAGTACCTTCTTCAGTTTTAACTACATTAACATCTAATTTTTCACTATCTAGTTTGAATTCTTTTTTTTCTTCAGTTGCATGAACTTCTACATCAACCTTTGGAGTGTCAATTACAACATCAACATTTTTTCCTTCTTTCTTTACTTTAGCAGTGACTTTTTTGGTTTTTACTTCAACCTCAATGTCTTTTACTTTTACTTCTTTCTTAGCCATTTTTATTTAATTTAGGGATTTACAATTTCTTCTTCTTTCTTGTCTTCAACAGTTAACTGTGAAGTTGCTACAATAGTAGCACTTACTGTTGCTAAATAAGTTGCAGTAGTAATTACTGCAGCTGGTAATGTTACTGGTGCAGCAATAATAATTCCTGCTACAGTTCCTGTAATAATAGCCCATCTTTGGACTCTTTTCCAAAACTCAGGTGTTTTAGCCTTCCATCTTTCTTTAAGGGTTTTCTCTTTCATCTTTGATTGATTTTATTGGTTCATCTTTTACATACTGAGCTAGATATCTTAGTAGAGGATTATATTCTGTCCAACCCAGTCTTTTAAAATTTTCTAAATTTGATAAGAAAAGATTTATAATTATATAGTTATAGAATCCATAATGCAGCCATTCATAGATATTAAAGGTAACTCCAAACACTGGTTTAATCGGAATATTTTCAGCTAATGCATGTGATACACCAATCATTAACATATATACAAACAATTTAAACCATCCTTTACCGAAAAGTTCTGAATCAAATTTTAAACCTTCTTTTCTGGAAGCTTTAAGACCTGTATAAAACTCTAATATAAAAAGTAAAAGAATACCTATACCAACAGGCAATACAATACCAAAAACAGAATTAAAATAATAAGCAATTCCTGCAAAAAAAGCACTTATAATTGTTATAGTGCTGGAAGCTTCTGGATGAAATGCACTGTTTATAAAATGTGTTGTATCACTGTATCCTGCAGCAAAAACTAATTTGTTAAGTATTGTTTTCATTAGGTTAATAATATAAGTATTAATGCTTTATTATTGCTGTCGGTTTATTTTGGTTAATCAATTTTAAATTTTTGCATACCTTCAATAACTCTTTCCATAAGATTTGCTTCTCCCTCATAGTTAAGATTTTGAGCAGGAATTTTTTCAAGCAGATAATCAAATCCAAATTTAGCATCATCAGATTGAAATCTGCACATTACAGATATTGCTATATCTAAAACATGTACCTGAATACTATTCTGATCAGGTGTAACATTAGGATCTATTGTGTTAAAACCCAAGGTTGGATCCTCACAAGGGAAAAAATATGTTCCTAGTACTTTCATTAGTTTAAGGTATTAGTTAAAGGGTTATATGTAAATTTACGCATTACAGGTACTATACGCTCACCTGTATTAGCTATTGAAAAATTAGTAGCATTACCAGAAAAATAAGCGAAAACATAATATTGGTTCTGTCTTCTTGTACTTGTCCAAAATTGATCTGCCAATACTGCACCAACTCTATTAAGTGGTGGATAATTAAGTGTCTGTTGAACATCACTTAGTATTGGAAATTGTTGCCAGAATTTTAATGATGCTGCCATCCATCCTGTTGTATATGAACCAAGAGAAAAAGTTAATGCTGCCGTAAATGGGATTCCTAAATTACCAGCCGCACCGGCCGGGTTAAAACTACCAACACCATTTATATTTAACCCCCAAACAGTATTTGTTTGTGGTCTCCAAGTATCCCAATTAATAATAATTTCATCAGGAAAAGCTGCTGCTCTATTAGCTGCAGCTGAACCATCTGCTAGAAAATAATTACCCGCTAAATCCTGATAACCACCATTAACTCCAGTTAACAAATAATCATTCCCAAAAGGATTATTAAAATTTGTTCTAAGAAAAGATGGATTATCTCCCGGTTGAAGCATTGCATCATCATTTAATGCAGCACTATTTACTAGACCAGATTTCATTAAACCACCTGTATCAGGAGAAGATGATGTTAATAACTGTATTAATGTACTCATTTTTAATATGTTTTGTTCAAAATGAATATATCACTATAGATACTGTTTGCCACATTAGCTGCTCCCCACTGAACAGTAATGTCAAGAGTATTAGGTATGGTGGATCAGATTCTGGCTTTATATCTATTCTTGTACTCATTGTTTTATATATTATCTACTTACTTCTTCCCAATCTAATGAAACGTATGCTCCTAAAGTTCCTCCTGTAGCATCAATAGCCATTTCAATAACCAATTCAAGAGGTGTACTTGTAAAAGTATTTCTTTCTAACTGACTAGCAAATATTGCTTCTTTTAATATATTGATACTTGGAGAACCTTGATTAGATGAATTTACATATCCTTGCGCTAATACTCTACCTCCTGAAACAGACGTTCCTGTAAGGTTATATTCTACAGATGAATCTACTCCTGCTGAAACCCAAGACCCTCCTGTTGTTATAGCAGATTGCACAATTCTCCATGCATAGTTTTTACCATTACCTAATCCTAATATAGATACCGCTGTAGTTATAATTATAGCATCTAATGCAGTAGTTTTAAGTCTAATTCCTACCATTGGATAATACGTTCCTGCTACAGCAAATGTCCTAGGAGCAGTAATAGATGTT